TTACCTCGTAGCCTGCATCCTTCAATGCCGACTCGTAGGAAACGTCGTAAACCTTGTCTTGCGTCGATCCATCGTGAGGGAGCCATATCTGCGCCCGGTCTGGCGTGTAGCCTTCTTGCCTCATCCATGCGAGGTGCGTTGCAAGCGGCTGTCCGACTACCTCATAGTAATTCAGCACACGAATTTCCTTGCCGATGAACTGCGCCGCCCAGATAGTGAACGCGTCAGCCCTCGCTCCTGTTCCGCCGATATCCACGAATAGCCGGATTACCATCAGCGGGTCAGCAGAAACGCGGCCTATGCGCCCTTCCGACTTCGCCATTGCTATAGACTTGGCGTAGTACGCGCCCTCAATCACCGAAGCGTAACCGCCTTCCCATATGTGATCGTACTGTTCCGGCTTGATCCTCAAACAGTCCTGGCGCTCTTGCTCGAGCACCGCGGGAAACCACGGGTTGTCCGACCAGTTGGCGCGGATGATTACAGAGTCAGTAGGCAATGAATCGCCTCTCAGCATTTCGTCCACCGGATCAGTCTTGCGCCTTGGGTTCCAGCTAAACCACAGTTCCGAACCATCGGCGCGTATCGTTGGGCGCAGCAATGAGAGAGAACGGGCCGAAAGCGTTTGCGCCTCCTCTACCCATGCGACCATATAGCCCTCAAGCGACTTGATCGACTCGGCGTTATAGTCCTGCATACCCTGGAATGATATCAGCCCATCACCAGGCGTTTCGATAACCTCGTTAAACACCTTGAATCCGTCGCGCTCGCCAAGGCCGAACTTTATCAGCTTGTCCTCGAGTAACCGCTTGGATGATTCTTTGAGGGTTTTCTGCACCTCACGGATGCATACCGCCCTAGTTCCGCGATCCATTAAGCTCAGTTCGATAAGGTTCTCTGCGAAAGTGTGCGACTTTCCAGACCCGCGACCACCCCACGCGCCCTTGTACCGCGATGGCTCTAGCAACGGCTCAAACACATGCGCCGTTTCGATTGTTAGAGTAGCCATAAGTAAAAGTTAGTACAAACAGCTTGTTTTGATCGCGTTGTCTCGAAAATACCGGGCTTTGACTTGTGTCCCATTGAAATTGCTTATACCTTGACTATCTTTCTCACGATTTGAGTGACTTCTATCCCGCCAGAATGCTCCACCTTATCGGTGAACATCCCAAGATGGCGGCCTATATCGACTAAAGCCGCTCGTTTGTCGTGCAACTTGATTTTGATACCTTGCGCCGTCTGGCTTATCTCTGAAATCGCGGCTGCTGTGCTATCATCAAGGTCTTCGCTACCAACGAGAGAGACGCCATTGCTGATAGTCGTATTTCCATCGTCGTCCGTGACTGCGATTCCTTCGCCCCATTTTACCGCCTTGCGCAAATCCGCAAACCCAATCTTCGCCAGTTCTGCAAGCACCTTGTCTTGAGTAATCCCGGTGCGTCTCTCTGCCGCCGACCTTAATCCAGCCACCCTAGCCGTAACATTGCCGTTGTCCATCAACTCACACGCCTTGCGCTGCACACTCTCAGGCTTCATGTTAACCGCGTTATACGCCTGCCGGTAAGCCTCGCTCGCGTTCCCCTGTTCCACATAGGATAGGCAGAAATTTTCTTGCTTTTGCGTAAGCGCCATGCTTGCCGTGTCCTTTGTGGATCACCTCCTCTCGGGGGTGGTGGAGAACAGCTATTGCCTATCATCTAGGCGGTGTCGATTAAAATTGATGTTGGTTATTACTTGCTTTATTTTTTAAGGCGTGTATACTTAATTCATCGAGCAAGCAAACAACCAAGGAGAAACGAAAATGAAAACTTTAAAATTTGCAGCGGATACCACCGTATACGGCACCTGCGATGCCTGCGGCAGCGACATGCTGCCGGATGTTTTCCCGACGCATCCGGCACTGCCGGGTTTTGCCGGGTACCCGGCGGGTACCATAGTCGACGGCGAGGTCTGGGTGCGCTGCGCCCGAGGCTGCTGCGGCGGCTGGCGGTCGGCGCCACAACAGGCGGAAGCAGCATGAGCCGCCCCCGATCCCACCGGCTGCTTGCCGCCATTGCCGATGTCGCATCCGGCATGACGGTATACGCAGCCGCCAAACTTCATGGCTTGGCGCAGTCATCAATTCACCGCGCCATCAAGCCGCCAGCAGAAAAGCCGCGCTGCCCGACTTGCGGCCACGCCATAAAAAAATAGGAGCCAACATGCCAGCCTGTCCTTGTTGCGGGCAGCCGGTAAAAAACCCGCCAGGGTGAGCGTTACTCCACGGATTGTGTGGACATCACGGTTAAGAGGCTTGGCGGGTGTTGAAAGTTTCCCGGTGACGTTATCCGGGGCTGTCATCGTGCCCGGTGGGGCCAGCCGTATTTAACGCCGCCGTGCGTTAATTCTTATGTGCTTTGTAACAACCATAAGTAAAACCTTATAGTTTAGGCCAAACATGAGCAGCCCTATGCCTTTGACCTTACTTAAGGGCTACCACCTGCAAGCAGGGAAGGTTGGAGGCATTGGGCTTTCACGTCAGGCGCTAACATGATTCGTGGGCCACTAACTATGCGCTGCGGGCAATAAAAAAGCCACCTCAATGGGCGGCTGGTTTCGTTTCTTTTGGAGTCGGGTATACCCCGGTAATCAGGACTGTATAGATAAATAGTGATTATGTCAACACCTATAAGAGCATACCCTTTCTCTGCATAAAATCTATTGGGTCGCTCGTGTGTTTCTCCATATTGCATTTAGCCCTTAATAATTGGATATTCCAATCTTCGTTTGCTCCACCTAGAACGAGTGGCACTATATGATCTAAGTGGAAATTGTCTCCCAGATGTTCCCCGCAACATGCGCACCTTCCCTGCTGTAGTTTTAGTAATTTTGCAGATAACCCTTTGGATAAATTTCCTCCATTCCCTAGCTTACGGGCATTTCGATTTTGTTTTATTATTCGGCAAGCTTCTGGATTGGCTGTTGCCCATGCTTTTGACTGAGCACGACGTTTCTCTGAATTGGCTTTATACCGAGCAGAGTCTGCAGCTCTCATTTTGTCAATATTTGCCGCACGCCATGCCAAATTTGTTGCCTTCACTCTTTCTTTATTATCCACGAACCAGGCCGCATATATAACTGGATTCCTTTTCTGTGCCTTTTCTGGATTATTTTTTCTCCATTTAGCCATCTTAACTCTGGATTTTTCTCGATGCTCATTACGCCATTCCTCACTTCGTAACTTTTCTTTTTCTGGATTTCTCTCTCGGTACGCGGCAGTCCACGCCTTAGAGCACTCCTTACACCTTCCATTGGCATAACGGACGGTATCCGATTGGCACCGATTACAGAATTTCACCATGATATGTCCTAACCGACTTTTGAGTGAGTGTGTCGGCTCTCCAGCGGGTTAGCGCCTTCGACTTGCGCGCTCTCCAGCGACCGACAATTCTATTGTACTCCTAAATTTAACTCAGGATTCCCTTTCTTCTGAGGGATAAAACCAGCATCCCGAACGCATCTGACAGCGCCACCTCATAGGGATAGTTCGCACGCGGGAAACGAAACACTGCACATATCCCAGTATGCCGGTATATCGCGGACTTGTTGGCTGGTGGCAAGCTCTCGATGCTCCCATCAACCGCCCTCATTGCCGTGCTGTCCACCTGCTCCAGCAGTTCCTCGAATGTGCTGCTGCCCATTCCGGTAGCGAGGATTGGCACGCGGGAATTGAAGCCGATACGTGGGTCATGGCGCATCCAATCCGCCCAATCCAGCAGCAGATTTTTCAACGTTTGATCCGCGTCCGGCTCTTGCTCTTTTACCGCTATCGCTTCCCTCATTCCCGCCCCCTTTATTGTGTGGATTTTTCTTTGAAATATCTACATTTCTGCTTTGGCGTGTGCCCCCTTGTGCAATAACGTTGGCCCAATAATACGCCCACAAATTCGCACCCAAAACAGAGTTGGAGCTCCGCCTCGTATTTAACGATCAGGGCGGGGTCGCGGTACATGTGCGCAGGTAGGGCCCGGCTATTATCGGCCATTGATACACTCCGCCATATCCTCCTCGACCCATGTCATGTCGACATGGGGGTCGTACCGCCCAACAATATCGCCCTGCCGAGCCGCCGACAATTTACGGTCGGTTTTGGTGGTGCGGGATACGCCGTTAACGTGATATACCGATATCAGGCATTTTTCGCGCTGGATCTTGTTGTAAATTTGATGCGCCCGGTCTTCTATTTTATGTGCATTCATATTTTCTCCTGGCCATGCTCAACAGGTTATACGTCGCTTTTTATGCCTATTTCAAGTTAGGGGTCAGTAAGGTCTCTGGTTTTGCCAGAAGTCACCCGAGTTTTCGTAGTACGCTTCGTTGTCAATGTAAAACCGTTCAGTGTCAGACATAACGCCACCAAGAGCCGTTGTTTGCCGTTCAATTCCTAACATAAATGGGTCATGTCGGCCTATTGGTAGACCATCATTTTTAGGGAGCCGTCGCAATATGTTATTGTATTTATCCACGCTAATTGTGCCGTGATTGCCATTAGCGCAGTAGTAGAATAATCCATATGGCCCTACTCTCGTTTTCATCGCTGTCCCACACTTTAAGCACAGAAATTTCTCTCCGCTCATTTTTTGTCTCCCTCATTGGTGCTTTCTTCTGTTTGCGCCGTCTCGATCAGTTTCCGAGAAAATAAAAATAACGCATTATCAAAAGCATTTGTCCCTGGTTGTTTTGTCAACAATCCGCACTCCCTTGCGATCTTCCAAATTTCATCATCATTCATTTTATTTCCTTTGCTTTATCTATCCGTTGCCGCACCCACTCCGCACCGCCAAGCAGCACCAGTTTTTCACGCTGCGCTATCGTCATACGCAAGGACACAGTTACCGTATCCTCGCCCTGTTTAATAGGCTTTCGCCCCTGGCCCCTACCGGGGCCGCCCCTTGTTACCATCCCTGCCAATTTCCGTCAACTACACGAACCTGCAAGAAAGACTGCCAACCAGCGCCAACCCAATAATAAGCAGTTCTCCATTCGCGTCCATCTTGTCCAACCCATGAAGCGCTGTAATTTGTCTCTGTGTTCATTTTGTCCCCCTTGTGTTGTTTGAGTGCGTATTGTTATTGTAGTGCTTGTTCAAACAAAAGCAAGGTTTATTTTGTGGTGCGTTATCAATCACCCCTAACAATAAATTCCAGCGGACGGAATTAGTCGGGCGCTTCGTAGTTAAAAGTTGTACGCCGCCGCTGAATTAACCGTTGGGCGTCATCGCCTCATCCCATGCGCCACGCCACCGAGTTATGAAATCCATCACACTTTCCCGGCGAATTAAGTCGTATCCGTCCTTTTCTGTGACAGTCGCAATGCCACACAATTGCGAGGTGAGAGAACACGCGGAGAGGTTGACCGCAAAAAGCCGTTTTTTCAATGCCTCGTTGTCTCTTTGTAGTTGCGATACCTTGTTTGCCAGCTTGCAAAGTTCCTGCGCGTTTTCAACTTCCCGCTCATTCTTCGTCTTGTCTCCGTTTTTTGTGGGCATGTTCTTTCCTTTCGTTGTAGTTGGGCGTCATTGTTTTCTCACTAGACCAGACCGGAACTCTTGCCCTTCCGGGTCAATCACGATGAATTCCCCATTCTCCACGCGCACATCAACATCAACCCCCGTAGAATCTTTGAAGAGTTTTTTCACGCCTTCAATACCGTAGTCTCGTGGCAATGGTGGGCGCGGACAATTCCCGCTGTAGCCGTGGAACTTAAACATTTCTTCTCCGATCGGCATCGGTTCGCCACAAATCACACATTTTTGTGCTTCGGTCATTTCAAATCCTTTCTTCGTTGTAGTTACCAGCAGACGGGTTGCCATCGGGCTTCGTGGGTGCTGGGTTATGCCGCTGCTGAATTAATCGTTAGAGCGCTCGCGTATTGCCGACTCAGCGGCCTCAACCATCACGCCGACACCCGTCCAAAAATCATTCGATTTGTCGTCTTTTTGGAGTGCCGCGCCAACTTCATCCATAAGCTCATAGCAAGCATCGCGCTCGGCTTCCGTTGCGGCCTCCCACGCCGCCCGAGCCAGGGCCTTCTTGCTGATATCGGATAACGGTAATTTCGTTTTTAACCACTCTTCAAAAGTCATTTTTCGTCTCCTTTGTCTGTTCCCGGCTCGTAAGAAAATTTCGTGCATCGCTCGCCTGCCGCTTTCAATGTGAGCGTACAAATTAATTGGGGGAAATGGCTGGTTCTGTCTGTGCCTGATTGGCTATGAGCGCAGCTAAAACAATCCAGCAGCACGTCCCCGTTTATGTTTTTATTTCTCACGTTCTAACCCCCTGGCAAGTGCCGAATATTTCAGCTTAATTCCTTCTATTTCCTCGATGCTGTAATGCTTTGGCTGGTGCGGACCCTCAAGAGACTCCACAAAGTCAGCCCCGTACCGGGCAATCAGGCCAAGACGGTAATTGATGATGTTCCCGGAAAGATGGTCGTTACAGGGAGCACATTGCTTATGAATGTTGCTTTCCATGAAGCGCATTTCAGGGTTAGCGCCCACGCTGCGATAATGTCCGGCGTGATACTGTCCCTGATGATGCCGCCCGCACGAAATGCATGGCTGTCCGGCGTCCCGTAACCTTACATAGCGATTCACGGCTGCCTGCGCTTCCTTGAGCCAATCCTGACGGGTTTTGAGCCGTTTCTTCGCCTCCCGGTATTCCGTTCGCTTCTCCTTTTGTTTCGCGGCCATGATAATAATCACAGCGCAGGAAACAGAGCACGCAATTTGCGCGAAGCGGACGGGATGGAACTTGGCGCCGCAGGATCTGCATTTCTTGGCTCGCGGGGTCTTGGTCATTTCCCCGCCCTCCTCAAATATTCCATGTACGGAAGCCGTATAAGCCGGTGGAATTTCTCAGCCGCAGACGGGTCGTGGTCTAGCTCCGCGCGACTTTCTATATCGCACATCGTCAAAACAGCATGGCGGCAGAATTTATGCGTAGGCATCTTTTCGTCTGGATGTAAATCTCCGAATCCCCCGCCATCACCGCCTAGCGTCCTGTCGTAAACCGGCCGAATGAAATCGAAAAAAGATTCCAAATTGCACAATTGCCCGGCCAGCTTTGCCAACTCGCCGCCTTTGGTCTTACTGGGTGTCGACACACCTTGTCCCCCGGTATCATTGGATTTATCGCTATTTTCTGCGCGTTTTACAGCGATTTGGTCGACAACCTGCTCATCGTCTCCAATCTCCACCAGCACCACCGCGAAACGCTGCCCAGCCGTTTTGCCTTTCTTCACCGTGAATTGCTTGAACTGGTGCTCCGGCGTTTCTTCATCCAGTTGGAACGTAACTTTCCGCCCGTTGTTGTGTGACTCGCCCCAGCCCAGGAGCATGATTTCTCCCTGGTATGCGATATTGGTCATGCCTGTTCCTCTATATCCAACACGACAAAAGTATCTGATGATTTATTCCGCCTTGCCAATACAGCAACACCAGCGCCCAAAGCCGATTTTCTGAATGTGGTGACGTAGCAATATCCTTTTCCACCATCGCTGATACGCCCATCGTCGATAACAGCAGCTACCCGAATTGCCGCGCAGCCATCAGATAGACTTGAGCGGTTATCAATAATAATTTTGCTCATTCCGGCACCTCGATGTGGATTTCAGCAGATTTTACAAGCAGCAAAAAACCATCATCATCTTCGTCGCTCATGTTGTCATCAGGATCGATGACTCCCGGAATATTCATGCAGTCCAGAATGTCCATAGCATTTTCCTGCAACTCTTCGGCGGTCGTTTCGCCGTCAACTTCACATTCAATTTTGATCGTTAAAATTACAATCATTTCTCGCCCCTCAACAAATAAACCAGCACCAAGCCGATACAGCCCCATACCAAAACCAGGAATGACCATGCGATTAGTTCAATGCTCATGCGGCTACCGCGTCCTCGAACCGGATCAGCAGAAACCGGCCTTCATTGGTGCATCCGTTTTCCTTCACGCGATACCTTGCGGCACTGTGATTACACACGCTATCAATCACGCCTTCCTTAATCCGCGTCCCGATAGGCAGCGGCGGCTGAATGTCTGTCTCAGCAGCCCACTTCTTTTCGGCCTCTCGGTGCAGGCCGGAAACGATGCTGCTCATGCAATCCAGTTCTTCAACGTCCGGCATAGTGAAATCCCATCCGGCGTAGCGGTCAAGTTCTCTGGCCAATTCGTAGCCGTCCATCGGGTGCCGGTAGTGCTCTGCAATCGTTTCGGCATCACCGTCCAGTTTCTCGGCAATCTCCTTCGCGGCTTCAAAAACCATCTCTTTCGTAATCTTCGGTCTGTCCATTTTTTTTCTCTCTGTAGTAACTGCGCTCATGCTGCTGCGCCCATGACTTCCTGCGCCATCAAGCCGTAACTTATAGCCGCGTTTTCTGGATCGTCGCGCACCGCTTGCTTGGCCTGCTCAAGCTCGCCAAGTTCAGCCAGTCCGTAATGCGCCGCTGTAACCCTGAAATCCTCTGCCAGCTTTTTCTTATCCACGTTTCCCCCAATATTTGCGCTCGTAAATCCGGTAAGAAATCAGCCAGATTTTCAAAGCAACCCATTCTATTAACTTGCTTATCATTACTATTGCTCCTGTAAGCTGGTTAAACCCGGTTCGGTGGACGCACCTAGCCTAACTAGGTGAGCCTTCAGTAGTACCCGTATACGGAGCCACCACACCCGCCAGCCTTTCGAGTAATGGGTGCTGGCTTCGCCGCCCACTTGTCCGATGTTCCATACTCTTAACCCCAGTTCGGTATCAGGTAACGGCGCTGGTGTGGTCTATCATTCGTCCACCGCTTCCTGTGTTGCTGGCTCCCTCTAACCGGGACTTCATGCCGCGCCAAGGTTCGGTGCGCGGCTCCATGCTGCTTAAAGCTGTTGCATGAACCTCCGCATAGCTTGGCTGGCTACGAACAGTCCAGCGCCCTTGTGACAGTCGTTAAAATCGCTGCCAGCATCAGGTGGCATGAAGTAAGGAAGTCCGGTTGCTTGCGCGGCCTTCTCGCCGGTTGTGCTGGTATCGTTATCCGCCACCACAAAGCCCCGCCCTGCGGCTTGTGCCATAGACTGCATATTCCCGGCGCTGAAACAGATATGAATCGAGCAACGGGCCTTTAAAGCCGCCATAACCGCACGGATTGAAAGCCCGGTTGCATAACCCTCGCACCAGATATCAACACCGCCGCCGTCGGCGAGGTATTCCGCGCCGTTACACCGTTGCCCAAACAGGAACTTTTTGTCGCCGTCCCTGTTGATTAGCTGGCACCCGCACACCTCGCCATTGAAGCGCATCGGGATTACCAGCAGATTGGTGTTTTCGTCCGGGTAGTAGACAAGGCCGGTTGCATCTGGGAAGCCCTTGCTATCCAGATAGGCGTGCTGCTCGAATTTGGATTGCTTGATAATGGATTGCGCTTTTTGCGCTGCCGATTTCTGTAGGCGCTGCTTTTCGGCTGAGTGTGATTTGCGGCTCTCGGCCATGCGCTTTTGCATCGCGTCATGGTCATAGGCGGTCATGGGCTTATCCATTACCCAGGTATCCACGCTGGGCATGGTGGCCCAGTTCTGGACATGGGCGTAATCACCGTCGAAGAAGTAAGCGCCGTTGCGCTTATGTGGATGGTCAGCCGTCTTGGTGCGCACCCATTTACCGGAAACAATGCGGTCGATTATCAGGCCGTGGGACTGGGCGAATTGCTGGAAGTCCATCATGCCGCCGCCCGTTTGGAAAACGCAATATTCGACCGGCGAACGTAATTGATTACGTCATTGTTCGGGATTCCAGCCGATTTCTTCCATGCCGGTTCAATGCCGAATTTTTCCTTGTAAAGATAGAATGCGCGGTTTTCGTTCTTGCCAGCAGAGCGAAGCAGCCCAATCAATCCGTGATAAAACTGCTCCTTATACTCGCTGCTGAATTTTTCCTTTTTCGCGCCGGTTAATTCCTGCATTTCTCCCGGCAATGCGGCAACAAGACTCAACCGCTGGCGAACATGGCCGCAATGCAAACAGGTGTCGGCATTGGACGGCCAGAAGGCGCTGCACTTAGGGCATTTAGCCGCTTCCTTCTGCTTCTTGGTCGGCTCTTTCTTGGGCTTCTTGTCCACACCAGTCAGTAGCGAAGTCACTCCATTATTGAAAAACTCTTCCCACTCATCCTCAAAGCGTATCCAGTTGTTGCAATGGTCTTGCACCACGCACAGGCTCTTGCCTTCGTGTGATCTGGCCCCGCGCCCGATCATCTGAACATGCTGGCTAAAGCTCTTTTTCAGCGGTCTAGCCAGAATTACATGCTCAATGTCGGTCTGGTCGAAACCGCGGGAAAGCATGTCCACAGAAATCAGCATGTCGATACCAGAATCAGGCCGCGCAAAGTCTTTCAACACCGCCGCCTTGAACTCGTCATCAACACCGCTGGCAAGCTGGATTGCATTCACGCCAACATCCGCAAACTTCTGCACCAGTTCCGCGCCGTGAGCGATTCCACATGAAAAGCAGATTGCTTTGCTCTTGCGCCCAAATACCTCGCCGGACAATTTCAGGTAGTCGGTGACGATATCCCCAACGATCTGGCGGCCCCTGTCCTCTAATTCGTCCTTCTGCCACTCCCCGGCCACCACCTTCACGCCATCGGTGTTAATTTCATGCGCTACGAAAACGCGGAAAGGAACCAAGTTGCCAAGCCTGACTAGTTCGGCCATTGGAGGTGCGGACACTACGTTTGAGAAATACTTGCCGATCAGCGGATGGAAAGGGGTAGCAGTTGCGCCAACAACCCGAAGCTCTGTGCGTGATTCCATCATGCGAACAATGCTTTTGCGCATTGAGGCGTGTAGCTCGTCAATGAATGCCACCGTGAAAGCAGGCCACGTATCCATGCGCTCCAAGGTCTGAGCGCTGGCGACCTGAATCAAAGCATGGGGCTTATAGCGCCAGTGGTTCGCCATCAAAATGCCGTGGTCGATACCTTCACTGTCCAGGTGCGCGGAAAATTGGTCGATCAGGTTGCGGCGTTCGCAAATAAAGATGGTTCTTGAATTCTTCTCAATCGCACTCTTGACCATATCCAGCATGATTACCGACTTACCAGCGCCCGTACTAGCAGACAGCACTTGCCGCTTATGCCCGGCACGGAAGCCAGCGCGAAGGCCGTCTATAGCCTCGCTCTGGTAAGGTCTTAGAGTGATAGCCATTTATGCAGCCGCTTTCAATTTCTTGGCGTTCAGGGTTAGCTGCTTGCGCATGGCGTTGTTTTCAGCCATTGCGGCATCACGCGACTTAATCAGCCCATTGTTGAGGATTTTAAGTTGCTTGTTTTCGTCGGTTAGCGCGTTGAGCCGTGCAAGATAGGATTGCTTTTCATCTTCATCACCGACAAACAGCATTGTTGCAATCTGGCTTTTAAGACTTTCGTTTTCTTCATTCAGCGCAACCAGGGCGTCTTGCATCATTTCAGCACGCATTGCGGCTTCATCATGATCTGGCTGAATTGGCGCGGCTGACGACTTCTTGCCAGTAATCTGCTCAACCGCTTTTGGTAGGCTTATCTCGCCGTGCGCAACCTGTTTTGCAAGCTCTGGGCTGGCTTTGGCTACCTTGTCGGCGCTTTTCTGTGTACGCAAACTCGCGCCAGATTGCGCGGCCCGGTCTGCCACGGTATCAAAGTGCAGCGTTGCACCTTGATCCACTTTTCTTTCCCCGCCATGTGTCTGAGCGTTGCCCCAGTCCTGAGCGCTGGCAACAATCGCTGCTTGCTGTCCGGCTGACAGGTGGCGCCTATGAAGGTTTGCAGAAAGCACGTAGGCAACGATATTGCCGCCGCCGAATCTCATCGTTTCCGGCTTTACACCAGCCTCTACACATGCACGGTAACGGTTCCCGCCGTCCAAGATCATGCCTTCGTGAAGGATGATTGGCTCTCTTTGCCCGTTGGTTTTGATATCGCTTACAAGAGCGTTGAACTCGGCCCCGGACATGCGCGGGAACAGTGTGCAAAGCGGATGAAGTTCGTAGCTCATTTCTGCCCCTGAATAAAAAAACCGCCAGTTTCAGCGGCAAAACGCATGGCTGGCTGGTTGGGCGGGAGTAAATCGCCACCGGCAATGCGGGTAAGATCGTTAGCGGTGAATGTCATTCGGCTTGGGCGGTTTTCTCTGCCAGCTTATTGGCCTTGCGCGCCTTACGAATCATGCGCTTTTTGTGTTTTTCGCGTTGCTTGCTTCGCTCTTCTTTTTTGAGAAAGAATATTGTCGCTCGTTGGAATAGTTCAGCATACTCTGGCGTATCACGACCATAATACGGAAAGCCAGGCCACCTACGAATATCGCAACTCTTGCACACCGCCGAAACATCAAGCGGCTTGGTATAATCCCGATGGTCATAACAAAACGCCGGTTTCCCGCAATCAGTACAAGACACGGTTTTAGGGTGTGGAATCAAACCCTTTTTTATAGCCTTGGCTACCTGTTGGTGAACATCGCCACGACGAAGCGTCCATGCTATCTCACGAATAAACCATTCGTTCCTCAGAATAAAACACTGATGCTGTTCATCCATTTTTCGCCTTCTCCATAATTTCCTTAATCTGGTACACGCGCAAGGGCGGGACGACCTTGCCCCAATCGCTCACGGCCTGGCGCGTAATCTTCAGCGCTTTGGCTATTTTGTACTTGTTGCCGAATATTTTGATTGCTTCACTTGTTTTCATGGGCCAAGTATTTCATAATCCATATTATTCTGTCAAGCGATACTTTCTAGCAAAGTGCGCTTGACATATCCACGAATATCTGGATAATGGAACCCAACGCTACGAACTACCCGAAACGGTACTAAGTAGCAGCAACAAACCCGCATCACGGTAATGAGCCAAGCAGCAGCGGCCACGACTCAAGGTGACAGCCAGGACAAGACGGAAGCGGATAGCAAGAAAGTCAGCATTGATCTGGTGAATGCGCAGGCTGATGCGCGGTGGTCGGGAAAGTGTATCGGGATATGGCGCGATCCGTAAAAGTTGCGCTACCGCTGGATTACGCTGCCAGCAAGCCGGAGACCAGCACCGGCCACCAGATCAATGCTGATTAAACGGCACCCAATAACGCATCGGAGGGATTCGACCATGAACGACTTGTCAGCAATTGCAGCCCTGCTTTACGACGCAGCCGACGAGCTGATGGCAGAGAACGACCGGGCCGAAGCGCGGGAACCGAACAGGGCTGTTGATCCGCTGGTTGAGCGAATGGCAGCGAATCGCCGGCGCATGAATCCAAGTTTGATTGTGAGCGATGTTGGTCAGCCTAGACCGAACAATACCGGGCTGATCGTGGGTAATTTCGTAGCAGGATATGGAGCGAGAAAATGAAAAAGATAGTGAAATTGTATGTTTACAAAACGCCAGGTGGTTTTGGCGAACCTGATGGGATTACGACAAAATCCTATGACAGCACCAAGGCGATCTACCACTGCAATGACATTCTGCTCGACACGGTTGATGCTGAAATCGAATTCTCCATGCCGACCGACCGCCTGCTGTGCCTTGAGAATAAAGATGTGGCGGAATGATCGCCGACACCCCCCTGCAACAATACCTCGCTGGCGCCGTAGCCGGGCTCGCGATTATTCTGATGCTGGTGCTGCTATGAGCGGCGGAGGAATCACGCATGTGTTTTTTTGTAGGTACTGTCGCACCCCGCAGCCAGTCGATGGCAGAAAGATTACCCGGCAGTCGCCCAGGATTTACAGGTGCGCGGCTTGTCACGATAAAGCCATGAAAGCGGGGTTGCAATGATAGTCGTCACAATAGATGTGCTTGATGGCAAGGGGTTGACGGATGTTGTTGTCAGGGATGGAATAGACGCGATGCGGCTGCGAGTGTTTTTTCGTGAGGCAATGGCGCTATTCGATCAGCGCGATGAACTACTTTCCGCCCTACTCTACGTCCAGCAGCAAGTCGAATCAGGCCAGGAAATCGCAATGAGCCAGGTCAACGCCGCGATCAGAAACGCGAGTGGGAAATCATGAAAACCCTGCGCGACTTTATCTACTGGCGCCAGCGCGGTTATACGGTGCGTGCGGCATGGAAGCTGGCGCGGATCACCCTGTAGGAGGCAATCATGGGACGAATGTCGGAAGAATGGCAGGAGCAGCAGGAGCAGGAAGCGCAAGACGATAGCGAGTGCATGTGGTGGCAACAGCAAGGCAGGCAACACGAATTTAACGAACTTGAGAATGGAGAACGAAATGAGCATATCGACAATTGTATTGGGGGAATCGGGGACGGGAAAGACCGCCAGCCTTCGGAATTTAACGACGGAAGGCACGCTGCTGATCCAGGCAATCAAGAAGCCCTTGCCGTTCCGTTCTAATGGATGGGGGTATTTCAGCAAAGAAAACACATCTGGCAATATCTTCGTCAAGGATGACAAGGATTCGATCATTCACTTGATGCACAAAACCACACGCAAGGTCATCGTGATTGACGATGTGCAATACATCATGGCGAATGAATACATGCGCCGCAGTCACGAAACTGGCTATCAAAAGTTCACCGATATCGGCAAAGGCATCTGGGAAATCATGAACGCGGCGTCATCGCTGCCTGACGATGTTCGCGTTTACCTGCTCTGGCACAACCAGACCGATGAATCCGGCAATAGTAAAGCAAAGAGCATCGGGAAAATGCTGGATGAAAAAATCACCATCGAGGGCATGGTCAGCATCGTATTGCGCACCGCCATCGTCAACGGGAATTACCTGTTCGCTACTAAGAACAGCGGCCACGATACCACCAAGACGCCAATGGGGCTGTTTGAGGACGAAACCATCCCGAACGACCTCGCTAGTGTGGACGCAGCAATCCAAGAGTATTACCAACTCGGCCAGAAAGCGGCCTGAACTTAACGAACGGAGAATGAAATGAACTACAACCTAGACCCTAAAGCAGCATCAGCAGCCGATGTTATTTTCTCAAAGATTGAGCAAAAAGGAAAATATCTTGGAGTGCTTACCCGCGCCGAACCTGTGACCAGCAAGAAGGGAACGACCGGAGTTGATCTGTCATTTCGTGCCAATTCTGGCGAAACCGCCGACTACCTGACATTGTGGACGAACAACACAGACGGCAAACAGTTGATGGGATTTAACACCCTGATGGCGATCATGACATGCCTGCGCGTCAAGACCATAAACGCGGTCGATGGCGAGATTGAAAAGTACGACCAGGACCAAGCCAAGCGCGTGAAAGTCACCGTGCCGCTGTTCAAAGAGTTGATGAACAAGCCGATTGGGCTGCTGTTGGCGATGGAAGAATACCCGAAGAATGCAGGCGGCACGGGATGGAAGCCGGTTATTTCGGCGGCGTTTGATGAAAACGAATTCACCGCAAGCGAGATTTTGAGCCAAGCAAGGACGCAAGAACTGCTCGGAAAGATGGTAATGGCGCTACATGACAAGCCGTTGAAAGGATCTTCACCTGCTCCCGCGCAAAATCACGGAGCGCCCAGCACAGGTAGCGACTTTGACGACTTCAAGGACGACATACCTTTTAACTAAGAGGATGCCACCTCGATAAAAACAGAATCAAACTTAACCGGCGCAGCCTAACCGCTGCGCCACAGGAGGGCATCATGAATTTATTTGAACTGGTAGGCGAACGCCTAGCCCTGCAAAACAAGTTGGAAGTGCTGAATTTTGACGATGAATGTATCCTCGACACGCTGGAAGGCAACAGCGCAGAACTTGCTGCCAAGGTGGAAAATTATGGCTTCGTAATCAAAAACCGCATGGCTTTCGTTGACGCTATGGCCGTCGAGATAGACCGCATGATGGCGCGGCGTGAAGCAGAATTGAACCGCATTGACGCTATCGAAAAATGGCTGCTTGAAAGCATGGTCGCCTGTAATTACACGAAAATGGAAGGGCCAGCATTCACCATTTCCGTGCAGAAAAATCCCGCCAAGGTTGAAGTGCTGGAAGAGTCGGCCGTTCCCAAAGATTACTGGAAAACACCCGAACCAAAGCCGCCCGTTTCTTCGCCAGACAAGAAGAAAATACTCGACGCCATGAAAGCAGGGGAAGATGTTGCAGGATGCAGAATAACGCGCACAGCAAGATTGGTCATAAAATGAGCCATGACCAAACCTACCGCCAGCGCATTATTGATATCATCACGAACCACGGCGCACCGATGCACATCGTTGAGCTGCGCAGCCATTTCATGCCTACTCGTTCATGCATAGAGAGCGTATCTAGCGCGCTAAAAGCCATGAAGGATTGCGGCCACGGGGAGGGATGAAATGTTAACACCTGGGTATGGCACGGGTTACGATTGGGGAAACATGAATTGGGCGCTTGCCAGATACCAAGAGACCGGGACGCTAACCGAGTTTATTGCAAAGGTGAAGCTCGATTATCCGAACGCCAACGCGCGAGACTATGAGTTGATGTGGCAGGCATTCGATATTTTTGCGGAGGAAAACAATGACGTTTGACCAATGGATGAAAAAAAGGGTACCCGCATACCGAAAGGGTGATGACTCAATGCTCGTGCGCGGGATGAGAGAATGCTGGGACGCCGGGGTGAAAGCGGGTAGCGAAACGAAGGTGGAAAAAATTGAAAAAGGACGGTGCGGAAATTTTTGCGAGGCGTGCGCTCGCCGTGATGATGAAATAACACGGCTACGATCTTTGATTAAAGAGGCGCACACAACCATGAATCATGCTGAGGTTTTCATCGGTAGCAGAGAAAAAATGCACTCGACTGGCGAGGAGTTGTACAGAGAACTTTTGTACCAACTAGAAGCGGAACTAGAGTTGAACGTAAAGTTAGTGGTGCCATGATAAAGCCGATTGTTTACACGATGAGTAGATGCAAAAAGGATGATGAATTGTATGGGCCTTTACACGCATCTTCAGACGGTGAAAATACACTCTGTGGGCAATCCTCAGATGAGAATTGGTGGATTGTTACAAATGGGTTTGATGGGGTTGTTACGTGCAAAAAGTGCATAAAGATTAATTCCGCTGTTGATACGAAGAAAGGATTGGGCTGGTAACTACAACGAAAGGATTTAAAAATGGCTACGACAAGGCAAATTGCTGGATGGGCAAAAACGGTTGAAAAAAGAATGGCCGGAGTTGCTAAAGAGCGCGACAAACTCGACGAGACAATTGCAGAACTGGAGCAATTGCGAGGGAACTGTAGAGAGGCATACGACAACCTGCAAATAGCGCGGGACGCGCTGAGCGAAATGGTTTGACGCCCAACGGCTGAATTCAGGGGCGGGCGGCTTTTCGCCCGGGCGGTGGAATGAATTGTTGGGCGGCACTTTTTCCGAAGCGAAAGGAATGTGATGAGTGAAGTTCTTGATGTGCGCGGTGGCGCCAGGATTCGGGAGATTCGAGCGATGGCGGGACGGGCGATGCTGGACGGCCCGCACGACTACATGACCGACGAACTGGAAGGCCCACTGCTGGACTTGGCCGTAGCGAAAGCTGTGGGCTTGGCTGCGGTGATTCACAAGGTGGATAACGCCGTCGAGCCGTTCTTCGAGTGCTGCGTGCTGAACGAGAGTGGCCGGTTGCAGTACCAGTTCATCCCATCGCGCGGGTGGTGCCAAGGAGGCCCGCTGGTAGAGGAACATCGAATCAGCCTCACCGAACGCGGAGACAGGTGGGCGGCTGACGTGCGGGGCGGCTGGGCGATCGAGGCCGCCACCCCGCTGCTGGCGGCTATGCGCGCACTGGTGGCCCGGAAGATGGGTGCCACGGTGCGCATGTGACGCCGAACGTAGCTAGGCATCACTTTTGACGTATAACCTGGGAATGGCCACTAAACGCGGCGTCACTACCAGCGATAACCGACTCCAACGCCAGCGAAGTAATCCCGATCAACTAAAGTAAGAAGCCTCGGGATTGCATAAATTCTACTGGATGTTTCGCATGCTTTTGCAGGTTGCATGTTGGACAAAGTAACTGAATATTATCATCAGTATTTGTCCCGCCTAGTGCGATTGGCATATTGTGGTCAAGGTGATAACCGGCTGATAAATCTTTCCCACAACACGCACACTTTCCGCGCTGTAGCTTTAGAAGCTTTTCGGCCAATCCCTTGGATAACTTTCCGCTTGCAGACTCTTTTACTCTACGATTATGCACATAGATGCGGCAATCTTCGGGGTTAGCCCTGTCCCACGCGGCTTTGTATGCCTTCACCTTCTCCGGGTTGGCTGCTCTATACGCAATACCTTTAGCAATCTGTGCTTCTGGGTTGGAGGCACGATACTTGGCTTGATACGCGATTTCCTTATCAGGATTTTTCTTCCGCCACTTCATTTTGCGGATTGTGTCGCATGACTTGCAATACCTACCTACGAAAGATGCGCCACACTTTTTGCATGTTTTCATTTGATACCCCTAGCCGGTAATTGATTGTTGTCGGTAATCCGCTCCGGCTAGGGAAACGGAAAGGCTGGCCAGCCCTGTCCCGACCTGTTAATTATACTACCATTCGTAGCGAAGCGTACCGCCGACAAGTCCTGACCTATCACTAACCGCAGTCGCAGTTATGCCGGCATGCCAGCCTTTGACCTGTGCAAAAGTTTTCTCATAGGTAATCCATCCGACTCTATCCAAACGAGCGTTGACTCCATAGTTCAGGCTTACCCGGTTCGTGTTCTCGAAGGCTAGCAGCGGGTAAGCCTCGCGCCGGGTGATCGTCGTGCTTTCGCCGGTAGCCTCGTTTACAACCGTGGTCACGGTCTGCGGGCGTAGGCTGGGCTTAACCGTGGACGATGACAGCACATACAGGCTTTCATCCTGCTGGATTGCGTCAGGCAGTTTCAGCTTTGCCTTCGCCGGTTTCGCGTAGACTTTGAGCTTTGCCGGTTTAATCTCCACTTTTTCCACCGCAGCAATCGGCTTGCTGACAGTCGCATCGATCCACTGACCGACGGGCGCAGGGTCTGGCGTGAGATTGTCCCATGCGAGGTATAGTGATCCGAGTATCAGTAGACCGACGAGTGCTCTTGTGCGGTTATCCATTCGTTTTCTCCATCCATTCGCGACCCAACCATGGGGCCAGGATTAAAACAACGGCTGATCCGAACTCGCCTGCGCCCATGAGCGGCATGACGCCAAGCGGCCCAAGGTTCACCCCGGCGACAACGAATTTTGCGAACACCGCCGACCACGACAGGGCCACGAACAGCAGCGTGGTGCTTTCTTTTCCGCGAACCTTTGGCAGCCAGTTCATATCACACCCCCGTCGTGTAGGTAGTGCCATGCGGGCCGAAGTGTGCCGTCATTACCATGCGGCGCATGGCCGGGGCGAAGCTGATATGCACCCATGTCCCCTCATGGATTACTTTGTCGAAAGGGACGGCGCCGGTCTCCAGCGCCTTGACGATGGCAATGGGCTGACCGTAATTAGAGCATGTAAAGTCCACCGCCAGCCCGTCCATGTGCGCCGATGATTTAGCTCCGCCGATAGCTGTATTCAGAGTTTTACAGCGGTAACCGGAGTTAACTCGGATCGGTTCACCCAGCAATTTACGCACCATCTCCATGCCGTTTGCAGCCAGTTGCAGGTTGTCGCGGACGCCATTGTCCGGCGTGTTGTCGATTCCCAAGCGCTGTGCCGTATCTGAGAAGGTCAGCTCTTCGAGGGTAAAATGTGGGGTCAGGTTCATGGTTTCCTCAAGTACAAATTCGGTAGCTTGCACTTGCTGGCAGGCATGAGATATTGACCAACCGGCATGTGTGGACAGCATCCGTAGCCAAGTGGCGTCATTTTGTCGCCGGGCTTCTGGGCCCATTTTTTGCAGGCTGCGCAGGTTTTATTTTTCACAAAATCCATCGCATTCATTTACGTCGTCGCCCGCCGTGTATTCCACTGGGTGGTGGCATTCGTCGAGCCAAGACGATCCAGCTTTATCGGCGAATACCGCTACGCTCCAGTCGTAATACCGGCAGCGTCCGCACAGCGATACAGGAGATTTCTCGATAGTCATTGTGCGCACCTTATGGCGAAATCCACGTCTGCCTCTCGCTCTATCGCGTCCAGATTTTCCTGTTCGGCCCGTGCGCACTTCGGGCAGAGATCCTCGTCGCGCTTTGGCCGGAACATCGCGGCGCAGGATGGGCAACAAAACAAGTTATCGAATTTCACTTTTGGTTCCTCTCGATAATCCTGTCCAGCTTCAGGCCGATAGCTTTCATGCTGTCGCGGAACTCCCTAAATGCTTCGGCTTGATCGCTGTCCTGCCGCAGGTCTACACTCTTTTGCTGCGTCTGCGCCTGCTCTAACAGGGCTATTCGGGTATCAATTTTGCCGATGTACACAAATACCGACCCAGCGATAAGCAGCGTCGAGATGATGTGCGAAATAGAAACAGACTTTTCCAAGTGCCACTGCCTGTGGTGCCCGCCCTCTTCGTCCATGGAAATCGGCATTTTTAGTCCTTTTTGTTGAGTTGCGAATCCGGTGCTTCAAAATTCATGTCGACATACCCGCGACACACCTGTTCCGGTAGACCCACATTGCGGCAGAATTTCAGTCGCTGAGTCTTGGGATCGAACACGAAACCGAACGGCACGTAATCCACCAGCCCGACTACCCATGGGGTGTTCGCGGCCACGATGCCAAACTTGTAGGTCTGCGGATTTTGAAGCTGTATCCCGATTAGTCCTCGGGCGGATTCGTGTGGTTGGATATTGAGCCCCACCGTATCGGTGCCGGCCTGTGTTTTCGGCAACTCGATATTGACCCCAACGCATGTCCCTCCCGGGGCCGTGTCGTAGCAGTCGAAATGCCCGCCAGCGGCCCAGCCATTGAAGTCCTTGTAGGCCGTGCCGTGTACTCCAACAATGTCGTGCACTCCCCAGGAGCCAATGTTCGGCCCGGTTCCCCGGGCTACTCCGTAGATTGCGTATGAGGCACCGGCCCAGGTGCTGGCTGAGAAATCCATGTTGGTCTCGGAAAGAATACCTGGCAACAATTCGTTGCTGGCGCCATCCTTGCGGTAGGTGATGAACGACGCCTTTGAGGCATCCCCAGAGGCCACGATAGAGCCGTCGAAGTTGGGGCCTATTTTTGCCGTGGTTGTCCAGACTGGGACAACTTCTTCCGCGTAGGCAAAGTTAACAAGGATTAAACACAGCGCCACCCACGCCAACAAAAGAACATGAAATAAGACGGTGTATTGTTTCATGCTTTTTTTGCTGCCGCCAAAGAGATAATTATCATATTAATTCGTCCTGAATGTTATGCCATCTAGTGAAATAAGAATTCCAGCTCCAAATGACGAAGAATAAACTCCACCTAAACTTGCGATATATACTTGAGATGCGGCGGCTCCTCCATTGTAAGCAATAAAACGTGTAGTAGCAGATGGTCTGTATCCAACTGGAAGTTCAAAAATAGCTTCAGCAGTTCCATCACGAACATACCCTTCTAAATGGACAACACCAAATGAATCTTTCCAGTACCCGGCTGTTTTATTTGCTCCACCGACGTTTATCCAGCTATTCAGCAGCGTTGGCGAAACGCGGGCTTCGACGGCGATGCCGCCCGTTAACGTGGAAACTCCCGTTACGTCGAGGGTACCGGCAACAGTCCCGTCCAGCATGGCAAAGCTCTGAGATGACGAGCCTGACGCATTTGATGCGTACAAGCACCGCCAATTTCCACTTCCCAAAGACTTCACCAAAACCACCGTACCATCTGCCGTTGTGATGTTCACTGCGCCGGGAAGAATCAAACTGGTGGCATTGTGCGTGAGCGTCAACGCGCCGCTGAAAATCAGCCACTTGTAAATGCCCGCCGATACCGTACCCAAGCCGGTAATGGTCGTCGTGCCTGAAACTGTGATGAACGTGCCGGGTATCGTGGATAGATCGGTCGTAGTCGCGCTGGCAATTGTGCTGTCACTTGCGAGTTGTCGAACAACCGCCTGGATCATCCTCAAGTTGTCGTCAAGATTGGTACTCAGCGGCGTGGTGCCTGCCGGCGCGTTGCTGGATTCTGTCGTGCTCCAGCTTGCTAGTGTGGTTCCTACGTCTGCGGCCATGTTGCCCCCTGATAGTAATTGTTTTAGATAGCGGTAAAACGCGATAAGGAACCGGATTAACGCCATTAAGCCGGATTTAACAGGGCCACAAGTTCGGCGCGTAGCAGTTGAGCATTGGCGTTAAGTGCAGCCAGATAAGCCGTGTCTCCTTCAGACATGGGGCGGATTTTGCGCATGTCGATAGCCTTAAGCTCTGTTTTAATTTCTTCCGCACGAGTAGCAACAATCAGCGCAGCATGTGCGTCCAAGTCCGCCGCTGTTGGTACGACAATACCTGCCCGTACCGTAGCAATCAGCGCAGCGTGGGATGGCAGGTCGGCGCCAAGATCGGCTTCCAGCATATCCATCTGTACAGCGGCGTAGCTGTGGCAACGGACTTGCACCTCTTGTGTGCGCCGCACCGTATCAAATATTCCTGGCGAAATCTCACGCTGCGGGAGTGTGATGACCTCTACCCAAGTAGCCTCTACGCTGTTGGTCTTGGTGTCGTGGATGAGTTGTTTTAAGAGGATCATGATGTAGCGCCTTTAATTACGGAGAAGCTAATTATTACTGCCTCAGAAAACGACGAACCTGAGATGTTTGTTACCCTAATTACTGCGCTCCCACCTGTCGTAGCTTGCGTTTCAATTCGATAATTTTGTATGCCTATAGCGCCATCCTCATATCCATTTACAATTAATACATCTGTATTTGATAAAAGGGAATTCGTTAATCTAAATGAGACAACCGCACCGGCCGCTAAAGCAGCGGCATTCATCGTAATCCGTCCGGCTGCCTTATTCAACGTAACGCCTGTTCCCTTATCTGTCGCCTGCGTAACCGTTCCTCCTGCGCCTGCGCCGTAGCCTAGGGTGCTTGATGCGCCTGTGATAACAGCGCCTCCCGTCAGCGTTGAAACGCCCGTCACACCAAGCGTACTAGCAACAGTCAGCGCATTCGCCGCAAAGTTCTGTGAGGCTAATCCGGCGAGTAAAGCTTTCTCAGTATCCAGCTCGTTCAGTGCAGCCTGTACCGTGGTGGCTGCAATGTTCCCGGCGGGAGTGTTGGCAATCCCTTCCGCCCCAACCGTGAACGCCAGACATTTCCAATTGCCCGCCCCTAGCGATTCAAACAGCCCGCTATTCCCTGCGACCGTTGTGATGTTCGCAGCACCAGGCAGAATCAACGAGGTGGCGTTGTGTGTAAGAATTAGCGCACCGCTGAATATTAGCCATTTCGACATTCCAGCGGATAGAGTACCAAGCCCGGTAATGGTCACGGTGCCAGAAACGGTAATGAAGCGGTTCGCAACCGTGGAAAGATCGGTTGTCGCGGCACTCGCGATTGTTCCTGTATCGGCCTGCTGGCGGACTACGGCCTGTATCATGCGAAGGTTTTCGTCCAGGCCGCCGCCGATGGTAGTGGAACCGTTCGGCGAGTTGCTAGCCTCTGTGGTGCTCCAGCTTGCGAGTGTTGATGCGATATCAGCGGGCATATGTCACCTGTTAAAAAGCCCGCTGGTGCGGGCTGTGTGGGTATAATGGCGCATGGATATAATTGACTTCATGCTGATAAAAGCCGGGGTAGTCCTCGTTATCGTTTTTATTTACGGCATTTATCTCGGCTTTACTGGGCGCTAGCCTCTGTAGCCAATGCGCGGAATGCCGGATTACCAAGCAGCGCACTGACGACTTCTTTACGCCGTTTAGCAGGCAAAGACAGCAAACCTTTCGCAACTTCTGGGTCTGCCAGAGCATCTCCAAGCAAGCCGGTTATTTTCTTGTTTGCACTGCCGTACAGCACATCCCTGCCGCCACCAAGCAGACCGGCTATCCGGCTGACCGGGCCAAACTTCGTCAGCAATCCACCCAGCGCGGACGGTTCCATGTCGGCATTGAATGCAAGATTCTGGAATGTGCTGGAATTGACGGGAGCGCCGGACCGTTGACCGTTGACGATCAATTGCGAGTCTGACAGCGCGTCTGTGAGTTTCTTCATCTGCTCCGGCGAAAGCGTATTCTTTAGCGTGGCGCCCTTGAAGTTGGTGGCTTTCTTAGCCATGCCATCGCCCAGGTCGTGCAAGACTGCCGCCAACTTTGCATGGTTTAGCTGCCCAGGTATCGGCACGTCACGGTAAATCGCCGGAATGTACTTGTCGGCAATGGCGTTGCCCAAGTCCATCTGGTTGATGGGTTTTGACATGTCGGCGAAGTTTTGACGGGCGTTTCCATAGAGCGGGGATATTTGATCAATCTCTCCCATCAATTTATCCTTGATGCCCATATATGCGCCAAGCTCGTTTTTGCCTATGCCTGACACCGGATTACTTCCCTTGCTTATAATGTCATCGAGCGCCAGTTTGATGTAATGCAAACCCTGTAAGCTTGTTAGCGGGTCGACATTGACGCCGTTGTTAAGCATCAACTGCTTGGCATCGTTTACCGCTTTTTGGAATTGAGGTCGAGTCTGTAGTGCTCTCAGACCTTCATAGGCCATATCTTGTGTAGGCTCTCCACCGACAGCAAGGAAGCCGGGTTTCTGTGCGTCTGTAGCCTGTTTGGCAACGTCTATGCGCATCTGGTCTGAGTTCATCGCTTTGCCATACAACGCATCCGCTGCGGAGCTACGTGAATCGACCAGATTTGCAATCGCAGTTTCATCCCCGCCCATGCTGCGAACGGAATTAGCCAGCGCCTCGCGTTGTCCTGATAGCCTGTCCTGAAACACTCCAGGGTTGCGTTCTGAGAATACACGGCCAAGCGTGGCTAGATCCGCATTCCCTGCGGCTTGCCCAGTAGTCGGGGTGAATCCCGGCGTTTTACCCTTGTTGGCTTCCAGATTGGCTATAACCTCGTCGGCCTTGTCGCCAAGGCGAGACTTCAGGAAATCGGAAATAATCCGCGCCCTACCGCTTTCCGTCATCGGCGCAGCAGCTTTCCCGATCGCACGCCCAGCAAGGCCGATACCTTTGGCAGCAACCGGCAATGCGCCACCTACCGCCAAGCCGAAGCCAGCCGAAGAGGGGTCGATCATTCCTGCCTGAATAGCGCCGGTTGTTGCGCCAGCGCCTGCCCTGATGGCCGTATTGGCAAGCAAGCCGCCACCAGCGCCGCCAAGTTTGAAGCCGCCGCTTGCAAGGGCAGGCGCGTATTTGGCGAGCATTGGAACAGATGCCGCGCCTTTAGCCAGCAGACCGCCGACCGGCATGGTTATTGCCACGTTGCCCGCCAACCGTCCGCCTTGCGCGTTTAGGTCTGATCCGAATTTTTCCTCATATTCAGCCTTTCCTTGCGCGTTCATCGCCTTGATTCTGGCGTTTTCTTCCTGGCCGCCAAGGTTTGATGCGAAATCCGCGCCCGTGTCGATTACGTCTTTTATACCGCGAACAGCACCAATTCCAGTTTTCAGATAGCGCTGGGCTATGTCTAACCCGCCGCGCTTTATGTCGTCGTAGATGCTGGTTTCTGCAAGTTCTTGTTTGGGCGCATCAATAGCGTACTGAGTCCACGGGCCCGCTTCCTGTGGCGCGCTTTGGTATTGCTCCCAAGGTTTCATGGTCGCGCCTTTTTCCAACGTGCGGGGTCTGCGGGATTTCCGCCCATGAACACATAGCCGCCCTGAACAGTTCCGATTTTTGGTGCGGATGGTGCGGATGGTTGAGTATTGGGATTAACCGGCTGCACCGCACCAGGCATATATTTCTTCTCAATCTTGTCCAATGCCCTACGGTTAGATTCAACGTCAAGCGTAGAGTCTGTTGCAGTAGATAGCCACAATTTCAATTCAGCATTAGAGTCCATCTGCTTGGCAGACATGCCGGTCGCTTTCATTAATGCAGCCAGCAATGCAGGGCGTGTCATTGCAATATCGTTGCGCGCCGATTGATTGTCAGTGCCGAACATTTTGCCGGCCATTTGCCCTGCACTAGAAGATGATAGGTATGCACCGGCATTGCTACCCCATTTTTTGTTTGTGCTGGTTACCCCGCCGCCTTCATCTAGCCTGTTGTAGGCATCTCGAAGCGATGAAATAGCAATGTCAACATCGGTAGACCCTATGGCTTTCTGCTGCGCCAATGCCTGCGCTTTTAGGTCTGTAGGGCCACCAGTTAGGGCAACAAGCTCCGTCTCTCCGTCTCTCCCAACTCGATACCCAGAAGGCGGCTTGTTTCCTTGCGCGAATGCATCCCTTCGCATAGCGGCGCTTTCTGCGTTTGCTTCGCGTGTCCTAGAATCCACCATATTTTGCCCGCGCATTGAAACCATGTCCCCCGGCGTGTAGCCCTTCTTCACCCCGCCCGTAACCTGGCCCCCGGTGAACTTGTTTATGCCGATGCCGGTGTTAGTGCCGTTATCCGCAAAATGTAGTTCAGTTGCAGCCTCGTATTCCATCGGCTGGCCGGTGGTTCCGTCCTCGAACAGCGGGGCGTATTTGATCGCGCCACCGACGTTGACTTGCTTCCAGTCCTTTACCTTCGGCGCGAGCTTTGCAGCCTGGTCGTAGTAAGCCTGGGCTTTGTCACCGTAGCCTTTATTGGTCAGCATGTCGCCAACGCCCATCAGCCGCTGATATTGGGTTGTTTTCGCGCTTGCTGGCTGGCGTTGTGGCGCTGCCTGCGGGTCGAGCGTAGACATGCCGCCGCCGAAGGCATTAACAGGCTGTTGCGGCTGCATCTGCTGCGGTTGTTGCTGCTGCCCGCCGTAGGTTCTCAATGCGTTGCGGATATCGTTCTCTTCGGACAATTTCCGCTGGATTTCCTGCATCTGCATCTTCTGCAATTCGGCCTGCTGCTGCTGCATTGCCAGTTGTTGCTCAAGCCGCTTATTCTGCGCCATGCGGTCTTTTGCCTGCATCGCATTGCCATAACCAGCCGCCAGCCCCTGCCCCAGCGAAACAGGGCGCAATGAAGGCCCGCCAGACCCAAGCAGGCCCATGCTGAAGGCCATTTCAGGCGTGTCGAAATTGTCGAGTAGTCCCATTTTATATGTACCTCATCCGGCTATTTTAATAAACCTCTGACTATTTGCTGATTTACCGGCACATCAAACATGGAAGGCGGGTAACTGGCTGCGCGTTGCTCTGGGGCCATGTTCATGCGCGACTGGGTTAATCTTGCTTCGGCTTCACCGGCTAGACGGCGATATAAATCATATTTCACTTTGCTGGCATCCCCTTTCGGGTCAATCCCTAATTTTTTCACCAAATCCAGCGTGCTCTGATCTGTTGGAAAATCTGACTGACTCCCTCCCCTAGCAAATCCCTCGCGCTGCTGGATGGCGTGTTGGAGTTCGTGAAGGGTGGTAGATTTAGGTAAAGCATTTTCTGGACTAATGGAAATTATGTTGTCTGTGCTCGAATACGAGCCAGCAACTGGGCCTAGGCCACCTTGATATTGTTTTTTTATTTGCGGCACATTTTCTGAGTACGCGCCCCATAATTCAGGATGATTAACATAGGCTCGCGCATCTAGTGGTGCGTCATTATTCCCGCGTTCTGAAAACAATTTTCTATCAAACTCAGCCGTGTTATCGCTAATCTCAAACCTAGGTTTACCATCCGCCATGCCGAAGAACCATCCTGTATCAGCGTGGATCTTTGCATCCGGTACGCCTTGTGCTTTCATGGCTTCGGCTATTTTCAGCTTGGCAAGGTTCGCCGTTTTCGCCATTGGCCCGGCAAAGGTTAGGGCAAAGTTCATTGCGCCTTCGTTAGTGGTCGGGTCAAGCCCGCTAAACAAACCCTTCTGTGCGTCCGTAGGCTCCCTGCCTTGTAGTAGGCCGGTCATTGCCTTCCCGCGCTCTGCTACATTCCCGGCATAGCCACGAATCCCCTTGGTGGACTTGTCGCGCATCAGCAATCCGCCCAATGATGGCCCGTTGCCCCATTTCGCAGCTTCCTCCTGCAAAATGTCCAGCAAGCCCATTATTTGCCTCCGGTGAATAAGTTGTACCCGGCCATCGCCCCGCCGAGAATATCAGATGTCGGATTAGTGAAATAGGGCTGAGAAGATGAGCCGCCATAACTACCTTGAATCAAGCGCCCGTATTTCTCCAAGTTGTTGAATGGCGTGTTTCGATGGTCTTTTGCCATCGTGTACAGGTCTTTAGATGCGGACAATTTGCGGTTCGCGGCGTTCTCGTACAGCCCCTGCTGGTTGGTGTAGTCCTGCATCCGCATGGTTGTGTCGATATTTCCCAAAGCCCGGGGCATCTCACGCGCAAATTCAGAATTCAAACCGCTGTTGCCGTACGAACCCGATTGACGGCTGGCCGTGTTGAATTGGCCTTGCATGTTGCGGGTAACATCATCCTGCGCGGTCTGGATGGTTTTGCTTAAATATGGATTGTCCATACCGAGCATGGGATTGCCGTTTTGGCCGATTGCTGTCTCATACATGCTATTGACGGCTGAAATTTCGCCATGACTCGGCCCGCCGCTGTTGTCCATGGCTGTCTTTGCGCGGCCAAACAAGTCAGTCAGATAGGGCTTTTGTTCCGACCAAGGTTCGGTCGTGGTCGTGATCTTGCCGGATTCTTTGCTCCCGCCTATACCGCCGAGCAGACCGCCGCCAAGCATCCCGGCAACTTGGCCGCCTGTAAGCCCTGTGCCAAGCAATCCACCGGCGCCAGTGCCAAGTAGATCTTTTCCAATCAACCCGCCGCCAGCGGAAACCGTGCCACCAGCACCACCAGCGCCAGCTCCAGCACCAGCACCTGCCGTAGCCGCGCCAGTCCCGGCACCACCAGCACCCGCACCACCAGCACCAGCCAAACCTGCTCCCCATGTTCCCGCTAAAGCAGATCCCGCCAGACCACCAGCGCCGGCCAAACTCCCGAGTGCGGAGCCTCCTGTGCCAGCCAGCGCGCCGGACAGCCCGCCAGCCCCGTAAGTAGATAGCGAAGTCGTTCCGGTTCCGGCCAATCCTCCTGCGCCATAGGTAGATAGCGAAGGAATCGCGCCGTCCCCCAGCAATGAACCTCCCGCATTGAGTATCGACCCGCCGCCGGCACCGGCTCCAGCAAGTGATGCATATGCGCCATATCCTCCTGCTGCCAACATTGCAAGTTTGATTATTGGAGGAGCTTCCGAAATAAATTCCATCCCCTCCTTGGCGATGTCTTTTATCCCGCCCGCCAATAGGTCGAACGGACCGCCGCCATCATTAGGGAATGCATCCCAATTCACATTGGAACTTGCGGTATAGCCATTAGATACCTTGGAAGGATCAAGCATATTTCTGCTTATACCAGTATCTACAGTCTGTAGACTTGCCGCGACATCTTCGTCTGTTCCGGTAAGGCCCAGACCCCTTCCTATGATAGAAAGATTTGCAAGAGCGATTTCTCTCTGATGCTGCGCTTCTGGAGACGGCCCCTCTGCACCACCAAAATTTGCTTGGTCTAATTGTGACAAAGACATCCCGGGAACCCATTTAGTTACCGGGGCATATCCGTCTACTATGATCCGCCCATCGGCGTCTTCCATGTATGTTTGATTTTCCATGTTTACCCCTTAATTGCCTGTCAAATACCGGCATTGAACCCACGTCCCAGGCGTACCGGATACCGTGCACTGCCAGCCGTGAATAATGTATTTGGATGCCGCAGCGCCAAGCTCAGATGGGGTGGAATTGCGCACAAAATCCCCTTGCGCATAGGTTCCAGTCGTCGGCGCCGCCGTGGTCGCATTCGTTACCGCTCCAACCCGCCCTTCGGACAAGCTGTTAAGCTGGCTGGCGTGCTCTCGAAAAATCAGGGTGAGCCGGTATTTGAACTTTTCCAGGCTGGCGGAGGTTGAATCCACAATGGCCGGAAGGCTCGGGTCTGCGCTGACTTTGCTCATGCCGTCCCCTCCGGTTTAACGGTTGGCGAATAGGCGGTCATTTCCACGTCGCCGGTGAACTCAAATTTAAGCCGGTGAAAACGAGAAGACCGCAGCACGTCGAACTTTCCGTCGCTCATGGTTACTGTTGCGCCAGTTGTCAGCGTGTCACCGGCAACCGGCCGGTAATAGTTCGTCATTGTCGCAGTGGTTGGAGAATCCACATACCGCGCCCTTACCTGGGTGAGTAGTGAATAAGCATCGTCGTCGCCGAAGTCGCCGGTCGTGATCGAGCTTGTCAGGGATGCGCCGGTCAGCGAGTAAACCTTGTGTGCTGTGTCGAACAATGCCGGAACCGGGCTTTGCTCGTTGAAAAACGCGCTGTCATAAGAAACTGCGTTGATATCGTCGTAGGTGGCAAAGAACGTGCCCAGGTTCTCATAGGTCAGCTGGCCGGATAGGAATTCCACACTGGTTTCCACATCCCGGTTAGCCCTGCCCCACTTTTCGGTTTTGTGGTTGTACACCAGGCACGAATTCAGCGCTCCGGAAGTACTCGCTGTGTTGGGGTAGTAGAAATAAATCAGCGCGTTCTTACGATCGTAGGTGCCGCGTATCTTGTATTTGTATTTGGCGTTTAGGTCTGCGAAAAACCATTCCTTGATCTCATCGCCGATAGGTATGGGCCGGGAACCGTCAAAGCGATAGACGTTCTCGTAGCCGATGAAAACATGGTATCCGCCAACGTCAACGACCGCTTCCTGAGATACCGCGCCGATTTCTCCTGGGATGAGGATGAAGTCCCATACCGCAGGCGCGCCGACATACCGTCCCAGCCACAGGCCACGCTGCTTGTAGACCACGATATCAGAGCCGAGCTTGCGAAGCGCCTTGATATCGCCGGACACGTCCACCAAGCGCCCGGTTGTGCATTGCGTGGCAACCGATGGCGTCCAGTCTGTGCCGTCCAGATAGGCGCTGCACCACCACCGATCCGATTGGTCGCCGTAGGTGGCCTCAACCGTGGCGGCGACAAACACGAATCCTGCCACAAACTCGATTACCGTTGCTTTCGGTGCTCCTGCCACGGCGGCGAATGCGCCAGCGGTTGAGGATTGCATGGCGTCAGCCCGATTAACCGCATACGTGATGTTGCCGTGCTGGGCAAACCGCCAAACCGAGTCAGCCCCTCCGGTGTAAACCGCCCCGCTCACGTCCGTCCATGATGCTGTGCCGGTTTCGTAAATTTTCGTGGCTGTACCGGCAAACATGCGGGAGGATGCGTCCAGCTTGATGCACAGCGCGGCCCCATTACAGGCGGCGGAAAGAGCAGGAAATCCCAGGCTGACCAAGCTCGCTGCGCCCTTGTAGCCCCTGATGGTCGGCAACATCATTGAGCAGTCCGTGATGATGCCTGGAAGAGACGGGTCGAGGTCTGGCGCGAATCCGGTGAGTGGTATCAGCATTGGTTAGCCCGTCAGAATGTTGGGTCTACGGGATGACGGCAAACTGGTTGCCAGCGTGGCAATGGATCTGTTCGCGTTTTCGTTGTTCGCGCACTGCTGAAGTGCTTGCGAGTAGCGTTGCTGATACCGGGCCATCCCTTCGTTGTCTCTAAGCTCGTCGGCAGCCTCGACCAAAGCGCCGTAGAAATACAGGTCAGGGTAGGCGGTAAGTAGGGCATTCGTGGAAGTTGTCGCCAGGTCGTATTCGGCGGCATAGCGCAGCGTGTAGGTGTAGGCGATATTTGCGGGGGCGTCGGTCTTGATAACAGATCCGTCCAACGTCCAAAACTGCGGCCCGCCGTTGCTCGATAGCGCCTGCATGTGCTCAGGCAGACAGTACGGGATTTCAATGCGTGGGAGGTAGGTTGTGAGATACAGCGCAATCGGCGTACCAAACAGGCTAGGAAGGGTCAATGAGCGGCTGCCGATAGTTGCCGTCAGGGTGGATTCAGTTTCCTGCGCAACTGTCCTTACGTCACGGTTAAGGCGTTTCTCGGCCAACGTGATGTAATCGACAATGTTGGCCGTCAGGTCTGCACGGTGCAGCCTTGTTGCTATCGCGGCCTTCAGTTCTGTGTAAGTGGTCAGCGCCATGCTTTAGGCTTTCGGCTTTCTGCCTGGGCGTTTCTTTACCGCGACTTCGGCATCAATGGATGCTGGCTCTTGAATGGCTTGGACTTCTTCGACCGCTGGCAATTCTAGCGTTACTTCCGCCGCTTCGCCGGGGAACGCTTCCGCTTCGTCAATCCAGCCATGCACGCGAATGTTGGCCTCTTCGCCGGAATCATAAACATGGGTAAAACCGTGAGACTTGTTTTTCATGCGCTTGGGGTACATTTTCATTGCTCCGCGATGATCCCAGCCCGGTTAAGGGCTGGGGTTACTGCTTAGTTTGCCGCTACCAGTTAGTTTGCCGCTACCAAACCTTTTTCTTCAAGCAGCGCCTCAACTTCGGCCATGCGGGTTTGGAGGTTTTTGATGACGTACAGCAGCGAAATCGCCTCCGCTGCGGTTGCCAGGCCGTAGGGCGAGGTGGTGGTCAGAGCGGACAATGCATAATCCGGCGTACCAGCGGCGTCCGCAATGGTGATAGTGGTCAATTGTGCGGTCAATGCTGCCGGTTGATCCGTGGGGGTGGCGCCGTGGAACGCGATTTTTTCGGACGAGGAACTGCCGACTTGCGCGCCGGCAGGGCTGTTGTATGTCACTTGCTCGTAGTCTTGTGCTGCCATGGTGTTCTCCTTGAATTGAGAGGGGCGACATTTAGCCGCCCCTAGATGGTTAGTTCGTGATCTGGCAAGCCCAAGCCGGGCGAAGAGTCTTGAAGCCGTACAGGATGTCGATACGCAGCAACATTTCATCGTTGCGGATATCGGAAGCCTGCCACACCCTCAAGCTGATGCCGTCCTGATTGCGGCGAACGCATTTGATCGCGTCGTCCATGATCGGCAAGTCGGCAGTCACGAAGGTGAACGCGTCCTTGTGGTACATCAGATTGCGGCGGTAGGCAGTGGAGGCCGTACCCACGAACGTCAGCACCTGGCTGTTGTATGCCGTGGTCGCCAGCGCAGCGGATGCCGAAGAGCACACGTTTTGCTTTGCGCCGGTAAGGACGGTAGCAGGAGAAACAGTCACGGCGCCAGTGGATGCGGCTGTGGCTACGTACTGTTGCAGGAAGCCCAAGGACTTCTTGGTCTCAGGGTGGCACGCATAAACACCAGCCACGGTGAACACGTCGCCAGCATTAATATTGCCGTCCGTGCTGTTCATGGTGATATTCACGCCGCCATCAGTCACTGCCGCGCTGGCACTGGTGGACACGGTAACATCAGATCCTACGGTGTGAACGCGGGTGCGCTCGTTTTCGTAGAAATCGGCCATTGCGCTGCGGGAATAGAAACCCTCGCGGAAGGCTTCTTTGACGTCTGCGCCAGGCTGGAACAGCGCTTTGTTGCCGTTTACGATGGAGGCCATGGTGGTGGAGTCGAGTTGCAGCACGCGGCCACCGTCTTTAGGTGCCAGCATCTGATTCAAGCGGGCACGTGCATTGCCTAGGGCGGTGATATCTGCCGATGCGCCAACAACCGTGCCAGCAGTGCCCACGAGGTTGTAGGTTTCCTTTGTTGCGGTGTCGATGCAGTCCCCGTCAATTCCTGAAATCAGCGCGGCCATTGCTGGATCGATGTACCGCTGGCTCAGTTCGTCGATATCCAGCGCCAGTTCGGCAGCGTTGAAACGTATATCAATACCGTCCTGAGTCGCAACGGTTACGGTCTGCGTCGAGCTGGTAACGTCCTGCACGTCCATGACGCGGGAGCCTTGGCGGCGGGTGAATTGGTTGGGGTCGCGGACTCGCAGCGTGCTGCCGATCTTGCCGCCAGTTTTGGCGAACGAGTCGTCATAACTGCGGTTCACGGTGCCGATGAAAGTTGCTTTTTCGTGGGCAATCCTGAGTGCTTCTCTTGCTACCATATCAATTACTGAGTTGGTGTTAGCCATTTTGTCTTTTCCTTCAAGTGCGCCTCACGGCGTTTATCGTTTGGAGATTTGGCGGCGGCGGAATTCAGCAAATTCCTTGTCCGTCATTTCCCCGGGGCTTTTGGTTGCGGTTGCTTTGCTCGCGGCGATGCGTGTAACCGGCTTTTCTTGCGGTTCCGGCTTTGGCTTCACCGATTGCTTGGCGACCAACTGATCGTACATGTAGGCTTTATGTAGCAACTTAACAGCGCGTGGGTCTGAGAGGTTCGCCAGTTCTTGCGCGGCGTACCCCAAAGTTTGCCCGTAACCGTTCAGTGCCTTAGCCGTTTCTGGCGACCAGTTGGGAATTTCACGCGCTACCACCGCCATAGCTTCTTGGAGTTGCTTTGCAGTTGCCTGCTGCGAGTCCATAGCCTGTTGCCGTTGTTTCGCCGTGATGTTGCTTACTACGCCGTCCCGTTGGGCTTGAAGTTCGCGCATTTGGCGATCAAGCTTCATTGCCTGCACTGGATCGGAGTCATACAGAGCGTTCCAGTCGATTTGACCGTACTGCTCGAGCTGCTTATCCAGTGAAATAGCCTCGGCCACCTCCTGAACATATTGTTGCTGCATCTGTGCGCGTTGCTGGATTTCTACACGTTCAGCATCAACCGCTTTGCGCTGCTCTGCCAAGGTTTGAGTCTTCTGCGTGTAATCCTGCTGGCGCAAAAATGCTTCCTTCAAGGTTTTGGGAACCTTGTACTTTTCGCCTTCGTACTCGATTTCTTCGCCGTCCGCGTCAAGTTCCGGCGCGGTTGTTTCTGGCGTTTCTTCGATTACATCTTCCGGCGATGAGCTTGTGTCTACTGCCTTGGTCGGTTCCTCGGCAGCGGTTGCTACTTCGGAGTCCTGCATTTCTGCGGGTTGTTCCATGATTAATCCTTTGGTCGTCCGGGTTTCCCCGGCCAGCGCCTCCCGGCGTTAGGTTGTTTGGCAGTAAAAGCCTTTAGGCTATAAACCGACTGCCCGCGGTTTAATTCGGTTGCTGCATCATGCCATCGGCAGGCATCATCGGCATGGGTTGCGGCTGTTGCTGTGACAACACGTCGGGGCTTGACAACACCTGTTGCAACGTCTGCATTACCAGCGCCTGAACCTGTTCCGGCCCGAATGCCTCAGATGTCGCCTTAATGCGGTCTGTCTCTTTTCCGTATGCGTCGATATCCAGCTTGCGAGCCTCAAGCGCCTTGTCTTTTTGCGCCTCATCAAGCTGCTTAGTGAGTTGCGCGACGGCCTCCCGAGCTTGCCCGTCCATCTGCTGCATCTGCTGCTGCAACTGCTGGATTTGCGGGTTTTGGCCCGCCGCTTGAGGCGGAAGCATGGTCTTGAGCCGGTCGGAAATATCATCAGCGCCAGGCCAATCGAGATTTTTCGCAATCAGGTCGCCGACGAGCGGCGCGGCAGCAGGGAACGATTGAACAAAGTTCATCATCTGCTCGGCGGATTCTTCGCGCTTGGTCGTGTAGCTGGGGCCGGCCGCAACCGTTACATCGTACTTGCCCACAGTAACGTCATACAGCTTCATGACGCCCTCGGCGAACTCCTGCTGTTCCTGCTGCTCAGTCTCGCCCATCGGGCCTTGCTGTGCCTGCATTCCAGCGCCGTCTTGACCCGGGCGCTCTGCCATGTGCTCTTGATTAATCTGCACCGACTCGTTTTTTCCGTCCTCGTGCATTATGCGGATGATGCGCGGGGCGTTGTACACATGAGGTATCAGATCAACAATCACCCGCCCAGCGTGGCGGATGGCGCGGGAAAGATTGTCCACATAGTTGAATGTGCTCACGTCACCCTCGCGCTGGCGGGCAATGATAGCCCGGCCTGATGTTTCGTTACTCCGTGCGCCCAGGCTAGCATCGAAAATACCCATGATGCTCTTCATATCATCGGATGCGTTCATGGCTTCTTGCAATGCACCGGCAGGAACGCCAGCGAACGCCTGGCGCTGGGGCGGGGTCTGCCCGTCGTACTCGATATAGGGGTGGCTGGTCGTGTTCGCGCTGGCCCATTTCCCGGCATCCGTGTTGAACGCCCCTTTTGGCCCGATGAACGGCGCTTTTGGTGCAAGGGCGACAAGTTCAGTCGATGCGGTGCGCCAGAAGTTGAACATCATCTGCGCATCTTTTGCCGAGCGAATCAGGCTGAAAAAATGACGCTTGCCTTCGACGTTGATCTCGTCACCATAGACCGGGATGATGGGGATATAACACCCGGCCCACTTGTTCTCTTCCAGCACTTCATGGCCGGTGATAATCCGCTGTGTGACCTTGTAGCCCTTGGTTTCTCGCGTGCCGGTAACGCTCACTCCCAGAAGGTCGAAGAAGTCGCGCATCTTTTCGTACTCTTCGGCGTACATCACATTGCCATTGGACATGCGCAACAGGGTTTTTGCCACCTCGTCCCGAGTCCAGTATTCTGCAATGCGGATCTTGTTTTCAGTAACCCAGTTTTCCTCTTCCTTGCCCTCGCTGAATCCCAGCGTCGAGGCCTTTGGGTATTTGCGCTTGAACTCTGATTCTTTCATCATTTCCGTGATGAAAGCCACATTCCAATCGCTGGAATCCGCGGCTTGGCTCTGCGGATCGCCGTACACGTTGAGCGGGTTGGTCACTCGCTCGATGCGGATATCCTGGTCGAACACATCGTCACTTGCGTAGTCGGTGGTAATCCTGAAATAACCATAACCCGCCGTCACGGCATGGTCGAGCGCGGTATCGTAAGCAATATCCGCGTTGGATGAGTACTCGATGTTGCGAATCAGCCCATCGAGGATCTCCGCTGTTTCCTGGCTGGCTTCATCGTCAACTGGATGGCATTTGATGCTGGGCTTGTTCTGCCGTGCGTCGTTCGTCACCTGGCGGATGAAGGACGGCATCCGGTTGATCGTCAGGCATGGTCGGCCCTCTTTCTCCCGCTGCGCCTTCACGGCATCCGGCCACTGTTCACCAAGGCGAGCGAATTTCATGTCGTCAATCCACGCCTTGCGATTGTCGGCCTCAGCCTCTTCGCACTGCTTGAATGCTTCCTTGCCTTCTTTTAGTACGTCGTCAGACATTGATTTATCCCATCCATGACACGGATTGCGGTGCAGATGCTTTTTTAACCATCATCGGCTCTTCGTATACCACGCACATCATCCCGAACGAATCGGCGCCATGTGATGCCCAATCATGGTCAGGCCCAAGCCCGATGTTGCGCGCCTCGTCCTTCTTCTCGTGATACCAGCCAAGAGCGTCCATGCCTGGTTGCGTCTTGGCCTCGTTGAACCAGATGGCCGGGAACATTCTGCGGCCTGCCTCAATCCGAGCCTTTGCCGCGCCTTTGCCCTGATTGGGAACTACCGTTACCTCGTAGCCTGCATCCTTCAATGCCGACTCGTAGGAAACGTCGTAAACCTTGTCTTGCGTCGATCCATCGTGAGGGAGCCATATCTGCGCCCGGTCTGGCGTGTAGCCTTCTTGCCTCATCCA